CAGGAGAACTCTTCGGCGAAGGCCCGGGTGATGATCGCGCCCAAAGAGGTGGCGTCCCGGAGCGATTCGGCACTGGCGGTCATGAGCGCCATCAACTTTTCGAGCGCCAACTCCCACTTCCCCATCTTCGGCGCGCTACGCGTCACGGTGTTGCCCTGGCCGACCCGATAGACCCGAACGCCACCCCAACGGGAGCCCGTGGCGCGGCTCTCTTCGTCGATATACGGCGCCTTGAGGCCGTCGGCGTCGGCGCCGATCGGGATATGATCACAGCGGGAAGCGACCTGGGATTCGGACATCGCCCGATCGAGAAGGGCGAGGGAGAAGTCGCGCCGGACGAGAAAGCCGCCTTCCGAGCCCACGCTCGTATTTAGATCGGCGGCGGCCATCAGGCGTTGATCGGGGGCTTTGCCGGGCACGGCCGCGGAGGCGACGGCCCTCAGAATGGTCCCCAGGCCGTTATAGAAGCGGATGGGATCCTCCTTGGCCATCTTGCGCGCATCATACTTGAGCGGCGCCCCCGGCGAATCGCCGGGAGGGCTTTCTCTGCCGGAAGCGACGTTTTGAAGGAGCTCGGCATCGATGTCATCGAGCTTTTTCTGTTGGGCGATGCGATCCTTGATCTCGCCGTCTTTCTTCTCCATGGCCTCGAGGGAGGTCTTTTCCTCCTCGGTGAGCGCACGGTCCTCCTTTTTGGCCTTTTCTAGGATCGTCTTGCCTAGCTGGAGATTCAGGTGTTTCTCTTCCTGCAGGTTTTGAAGCGCTTTTGACAACATAGGATCCTCCTGTGGAGAAAATAAAAAAGGACGCAAACTCTGCCCCGAAAAATCGAGACTAGCTTGCGCCCTTCGTTGGAATTGCGACTTTTAAGCTACTTCCTATCCGTTTTTGGCGACGGCCGTCGGGCCGCGTCGATTCGAATAGGGTTCGATCACAAAACGGTAATTACCGAAAATAACAATTTTTGTCAAGAACTTTTTTTCTGGTTCGATTTCCCTCACCATGATGGTGAGCTTTGTGGTTCGACCCTTCGATAAAACTCAGGGCCCTGTCTTCGACCCTGAGGCTCAGACCCGAAGGGAGCAAGTCGAAGGGCAGGCTCACCACCATGAGCCCGTCGAATGGTCGAATCCATCAGCTCTCCAATTCGCGGAGTCTCAAATCCCACTCTCTGCGCGTCAAATCCGAGGCAAAACCGCAGGCCGAAGGAGTTTCCGCGACCGTCTCTAGGGCCGGCGCCGGATCAGGCGCAGCGGGCGCTTCCTCGCGGTTGCTGGCTTGGACAGTTATCGTCTCGCGCTCTCCGGGTGCATCCCCTTGGTCTTCATCGTCCGCAATCCGCAATCCGCCCTTCGCCATTCCCCTTCCTGGTTTTGTTCCCGCGCTCTTCAGTCGTGTAAGCACCTGCTCGAGGGTTTCGATCCGGTCGACCATGCCGAGCTTGAGCGCTTCATCGGCCAGGATCATCCGGCCCTCGCCGAAGTCCTGTTTGATGGTCTTTTCTGTAACGCCGCGTCCGAGCGCTACGGCTTTTACGAAATCCCGGTAGTAGGCGTCCACTTCTTTTTGAATCTGGGTCCGGGCTTCATCAGAGAGCGGCTCGAAGGAATTGCCCTCGGTCTTGAATCTGCCCGCCGAGATCAGCGTCGGCTTGATGCCCTCCATCTCCAACATCTGGGAAATGTCTTCGTGCATGGCCCAGACGCCGATCGAGCCGACCTGGCCGGAGGGGGAAATCGAGATCTCGCTCGCGGCGGAGGCGAGCCAGTAGGCGGCGCTGGCGGCGTAGGCGTCGGCGACGGCGACGACGGGCTTGCGCTCGCGGCCCGCGCGGATCTCATCGGCCGCTTCCTGGAGACCGAAAACGTCTCCGCCCGGCGATTCGAAGTCGAGAACGATGGTCCCCACGTCTGGGTCGTTTAGTGCCGCACGAAATTCCTTGGCAAGCATCTCGGTCGAGGTCCCGCCGGAGTATTGCATCATGATATTCATTCGGTGGGCGATAATGCCGAAGACGGGAATGACCATGATTCCCGCGCCGGAAGCGCGCCGGGCGGCGGCGACCCGGGCCTCGAAGGCGGCCCGCAGCGGCGCCCACTCCTCGGCGACAATCGCCTCTCCCGCGCGGGCCATGGCGAGCACGTGCGCGATCTCACAGAGCTTCTCGGGCAGGATCGCCCAGGGCGTGCGGAAAAACTCGCTAGTCAGCCTCGCGTAGGACTTCCTCGATCTGATCTTCATCATGTTTTTCTCCTTCCTTGCGGGTCATGGCCAGAACCCACTCGGATCCGTTGTTTTTGAACTCGCTCAATAGATGGGGCACGGTGCCGCGCTCGGCAGCCTCGCAGATTCGCCGTGCTTGGAAAAGCGCGTAGCGATTGGCCGCCTCCTCGCCGATCGCGAGCGCTTCGGCGACGTACCGGGCATGTTCATCGTAGAAAGTGAGCACGGAATCTTTGAAGCTCTTCATGTCGCCGCCGGCGCGGACTAAGAGCTTCTCGACGGCGCCGATCTCGCGCCGCGAAATTCGTCCGGCGCTTGCGCGCAGCAGTCGTGTGAGCCGTGCGTGGTTCGGCGAGCTCACCACGTCCTGAGCCTGTCGAAGGACGGAGCCGTCTTCGCCGTCGACCGCCGGGGCCGATGAGGCGCCGCCCATGTTCAACGGTGAAAGAATCTCATCCAGGCCCTGGCGGGGATTTAAATTTTCCTTGATACGGACTTCATTGCGCGCCATCCAGGGGCCGCCTGTGGCTTTGGAGTATGCCTCGTAGCGTGTCTTGATATCGCCCCGGAGGAAGCCCTCGAGCATGAACTCGGCGAAGAATTCATCGTTGCGCGGCGAGATAAGCTGGAGATCGACCCGTTTTTCGAACTTCACGAAGTCGGGCATCCGCTCATAGGTAATGAATTCCAAGCTCATCTGCTCGATCGATGCGTAGCTCGGTTTGGTCAACTCATTCAAAAGATGGAGCGGAACGCGGAAGGCGCGCGCGATATCTATGACCTGGAACTGGCGGGTGAACACCATCTGCATCTTCTCGGGATCGAGGCCGACCTGGACCCATTCCATTCCCTCCTCGAAGATATTCGGCTTGTGGGCGTTCATGACGCCCTGGTGGTTTTCCTTCATCCACTCCAAGAGCCGGGTGTGGGCCGTACTGGAAAGCGCTTTGGGATGCTTCAGGTAGCCGCCGGGGGCGCCGTTATTTTCGAAATAGCGCGCGGCGTAGGCTTCGCCCGCCATAGCCAGACCGATCGGCTCGCGCAAGAGATCGAGGGGCGAGAGCCCCACGACGCCATCGGAGGAGAGGCCGCGGAGGTGAAGGACTTCATCCTGGGTGAATGATTCCTTCCCGCCGTTCTTGATCGTGTGGATATAACCGATGCGCCCGGAGGGAAGGGCGAGGGGAAGGACGCGATCGGGATGCATCGGGAGCAGCATGAAATCACCCGGACCGCGCGGGCCGCGGACGATCCGGCTATAGGCATTGCCCCTGAGAGAGACGTGGCCCTGCATCATCTCGCGCCATTCCGGCGAGGTCTGAGCATCGTTGGGGGAATCATGGAGACGGTAATAGGCCGGATGATCCGGTGCAGGGTCTTTGCCTTCGTCACCACGACGACGGTAGATCTTGAACGGCGGGACGCCGATGGTCTCGGCCACGATCCGCACGCAGGCGAAGACGACGCTGAGGCGCATCGCGGACTCAGCGCTTACGCGCATCCCGGACAGCGTCTTCGAGGTGAACCCGGTCGGGTTATACCAGAAATCGTCCCAATCCTTGTACGGACTCGCCGAGGGAGTAAGCAATCGCGCAAGTAGGCTCATGGACGGATATACCTCCAGAGGCCGAAGGCCAAAAGAATCACCCCGATCGTGATATAGGATCCGGGCGGGTAGATCTGGTACGTGCCATATCCTAAGAAAGCAAGTCCGATGAAGGCGATGATATCATTAAAGTCGATCATCTGAAAGAAAATTCTTTTTAAAACTTCTCTCATGTCAATCGAACTCCCACTTCAGCGCCACGATATCCATTCACAACGTCAGCGGCGGCCTTTCGTCGTAGACGGATTTGCCCGTGTCCTCCGGGGGTTCCACGATCGCACGGGCGAGACCGATCACGAGAGCTTCAATCCCATCAATTCGTTTTTTATCGGCGATTTTTACCGGCCAGTAGTCTCCATGTTCGTTCATCTTTACGGTCGCATTGCCAGCATTCCAACGCAGAACAGGATTGCCACCATGTTGTATCTTTTTACCTAATATCAGGCTGTCCAATTCCTTGGAAGCGGAGGCGAGACTCCAACCCGGGCGTATCTGTATACACCATTGTTTTTCCGTAGTTCCCGTTAGAGGATCGACGACCACATCGGGTACATAGCCAGGACGGTTTAGCTCCAAATGTTGAACCATATGCTCGGCATACATTTTATCGTAGCCGATGCGAAGCATGCGATATTTTCTCGCGTCATCTAAAATCGCCTTTTCGATAAAATCCTTATCCACTACGTTCCCGGGCGTGGTCTCAATATAGCCCTCACGGATCCACACATCATAGGGCACCAGATCCCTTTCAACACGGGCCTTAACATTTTCCTCGGGAATCCAGAAGCGTACAAGCACGATCCAGCGCCCGACTGGATCTTCAGGAGGAAAAACGAGCGTACAAGCAGTTAAATCCCTATTCGAAGAGAGATCGAGACCGGCGAAACATTGACGGCCAATCAAGGACTCGAGATCGATCGGATCGGAGCCATTATCCCAGAGATCGAGATCAAGCCAACGGCTCTCCTGCTCGGTCCAGATACAGAAGTTCAGGCGTTTGACGATATTCTGTTTGGCGGGCATCCCGATAGCCTCGCGCACTTTCTCGCGCAAATATTCGGGCCCGAGAGAGACGCCCAGATTCGGATTGGTTTTTATCCAGGTTCGCTCATCGCGCCAGTCATCACATTTTTTGCACTTGTCGTCCGGAAATGTCTTGCCGGATTTCTGACAATTAACACAGGGGTCGAGCTGGCAGATATAACCAAACCATAGATCATTGAGCTCCATGCCTTCCAGGATCGACCGTGTATATTCGTGATGTTGCCAGCAGACGGAATGACGATCGTATCCGGCGTTGGTGATCTCCACCATTAGCGGTTGGCGGCGCCCTTTCTTGCCCAGGTCCATCTTGTCCACGACGATCGAGGAGCGATGTTCGTGAATCTCATCGACCAGCGCCATCTGCACGCGCTTGGCATCGAGGGAGCGGGCCTCGGATGATACGGGGCGCAAAAAAGACAGCGTGGAAGGATAGGCGATATTGTGCTCTCCGATCTCCAATTTGGCTGCAAGATCCGGATTCGCTTCGGCCATGCGCTTGGCGTCGCGGAATAGCGTGTAACTTTGGTCCTTCGTGACCGCAGCGCAATAGATTTCGGCGGCCCATTCCTGATCGCAGATAAGACCGTAGAGACCGATACCCGCGGCGAGCGGCGTCTTCCCGCTTCCTTTGCCGGCCTCGATGTATGCGGTTCGGAATCGCCGAAGATT